GCTACTGGCTGAATGTTGATTGTGTGTTTGTGACGCTTTCTATTGTTGTGGTTCTCTGTATTATTGTTTGCGTCGCTAGGCCAGGCCCCATGTAACTTTCGCTGTATTGAAAGGAACCTGCTGGATTTACGATTGAAAAGTTTGGTTTGTTGGTTAGATCCATTCCAGTCCATGTTGAAGTCACTCCCTCTATAGTATTAGTTCCAGATGTTACTGAAGGTGCTGATAGAGTTACCCCATCAGCTTTGATATTTGTCCCTGTTATTACATATTGATAGCCTGTATTATAGTCTATCGAATTTATGGTCTCGGACACTGTAGACGTTGTTTCCGTCGTTGATTGCATCGAGCCCTGTGTAAAATTAGGCACCACGGGCACAGCAACTGCAGTCCTCGCACTCGCAAGGACAGTTGCAACCGCAGTTAGGACAAGTAACTTCTTCATTACTCATCCTAGTTCACGGTCAATGTAGTTACTACCTGGCCAGTGGCTGTGGTTCCAGCACCACCTGCTGTTAGACCGATAGCTCCGTCTGTTGCAATAGTACCAGCTAGACTTCCAGCGTGACCACCTGATGATGTTACAGTTTGACCGTATGCTGGCATGTCCATAACTGTTCCGTATGAGTTAATCGCAGGAGCAGCATTGTCTCCTGTTACGGCTGCAGTATATGTATGTGCAGTAACATCAACACCAGCCCCAAGTGCATTCGTTTTGTCACCAGCGATGAAACTTTCTGTTAGGCTGAATGCATCCCCTGCTGTGGTAACTGTATAGACACCATCAGAGTGAGTAGCCGCCACACCTGTAGTTTCGTTTGCTTGACCTAAACCACCCATTGTACCTGCGGTAATATTTGTACCTTGTACACTGTAGGTTGAACCAATTCTTGTTGCATCTGTAGCTGCAGCATCAACACGAAGTTGAGTTGAAGCAGAGATCGTATGTATAATATCAGCTTTAGCTGGTGCCACTATCGCACCCGTCATCAATACCATTCCAATTAGTGATAGAACTTTCTTCATTTAGTTGGTAAAGATAGTTTAACGGCTTATTTAGCGTTAAAATACCTAGGGTTGAAAAACGTTCATATATATTGTATACTGAAGAACATTAATGTACCAGACTGATGACAGAACAACAAAACCATCTTAGAGAATTATTAAAACAGGCAGAAGAAATTAAAACTGAGATTAATAATTTGAATGCACAAGCACAAGCAAAGAAAGATTTATTACTTAGAGCATTAGGTGCAATAGAATATTTACAACAGATAGGTGTAACACTTGAAGAACAAACACCAGTAGTAACACCAGAACCAACAGCAAAACCAAAATCAAAATCAAAAGGCTCTTGACGAATTAATCCCATGTGTTATAATACATTTGTTGGACGCAACATGGGAGTGACTGAATAAACTTACTGGCAACCGCTAGTTAAGGTGATGAGACACAGGTGGTGCTGCTGATGCGAGTCAGAACTATCTTACCAGATAGGTCTCAGGCAAGGGATGTATTTTACACTGTAGTAATGCCCATTCCTTTGTTGGTACACAGTAATCCAACCTCCCCCCTTTTTTTGATCAAACAATCCAATTAAATCTAAAGCAATATGTCATTCGCAGAATTAAAGAAAAAATCTCAATCAAATCTATCATTTTTACAAAAAGAACTAGAGAAGACAGTTAGTAACAAACAAGTTGATGAACGCTTCTGGAAACCAGAGGTAGATGCATCAGGTAATGGTTACGCTGTCATTCGTTTTTTACCAGCACCAGATGGTGAGACAGTACCTTGGGCAAAGGTTTATAGTCATGCATTCCAAGGACCAGGTGGTTGGTACATAGAGAATAGTCTTACTACAATAGGAGACAAAGATCCAGTAGGTGAAGTCAATCGTAGACTCTGGAACAGTGGTGAAGATGCAGATAAAGATACTGCTCGTAAGCAAAAGAGAAAACTATCTTACTACAGCAACATCTATGTTGTAAAAGATCCTAAGCACCCTGAGAATGAGGGTAAAGTATTCTTATACAAGTATGGCAAGAAGATTCATGACAAGATTCTTGCAGCAATGCAACCTGAGTTCCAAGATGAGACACCAGTAAATGTGTTTGATCTTTGGGAAGGTGCTAACTTCAAGTTGAAGATCAAAAAGGTAGCAGGGTTCTGGAACTATGATAGCAGTGAGTTCGATAGTGTTAGTGCTCTTAGTTCAGATGATACTGAACTGGAAGCAATCTGGAAAAAAGAACACTCGTTAGAAGCATTTACTTCTAAGGATCAGTTCAAGTCTTATGAAGATCTTGAGCGTCGTTTGAACATGGTACTTGGTATAGGTCAACGTCCTGTTACTCGTCCTTCTGTTGATGACGAAGAGTACGAACCAGTTGCTGTCTCTACACCTTCTCCTGTTAAGCAGGAAGCAGTTGTAGATGATGACGATGCACTATCATACTTTGCATCACTAGCATCCGATGACTAACACAGTTGACCTCTGGGTCAACTATAAAAAAGTTCTTGATGATGTTTTCCCTGAGTTTAAATTTGATTCACGGTGGTGTGAGTGGCATGGTAAAGGTGATCTGACTTTAACAGCAGACATCTTTACTGCTCCACATTTTATAAAGTCAAGACGAGTAGATATCTACAATGAAAAGTCAGATATCTATAACAATGTAATCTATCCTAAGACAGGGAGTTATCTTCCCTGTTTTGGGATGGATCTCATGGGTTTCTTTGAGAAGAAAGTCATCATAGTATTTGACTTCCAACATCCAGTTGAAAAGTTTTTGTTTTCTTTACCTAATTTACCTAAAGCAGACAGAGACTACAGGTTCTTTGAGATGGGCAACCATTTTTCAGAGAACATTTTTGTAAGGTACTGTACCTTTGATGAGGTTGACAATTATCTACCTGAGTTCAGAAAGTATCTTGAGGTCTATCGTAGTATGATTGATGAAGCACAACCCACAGGTGAAGACACATCATTTTATAAAGACTTTGATATTTACATGAAGAAATTGGATCCTATCTTAGGATACATGACTGGTAACTTCGGTAAAGAAAAAGCTGACCGAATGATGGATGAGTTTTTCTTTTCTTACGCTGATGAAAACTAATGATGTACTGGGTAATCCACTCTGGTTTCTCCCAGTCATGATGTTAGCAGTACTATTACTGATAGAGGGTCTTCACACCTCTGCACATCTTCATCAAGAGATAGATGTGCATGGTATCTGTAGGCAGAACAAAGAATATATTGAAAGTAAAGAGGACGATTATTAGTGAAGAAATTATGGAGGATATGGAAGTATGCATTGGGTTCTTTCTCTGATGAAAAAACTAAACGGTACGACAATCACGTTGTTCTGGTACGTACTTTTATATTCTTTTCTTATCTCATTACTAATAGTTTTATTATTGCAGGTGTGATTCGTCACTGGAACAGATGAATAACTGGCACAAGGAGTGGTCAAACACTCCTTTTTTTGTGTATACTATGTCTATAGAAACTAAATAAAGAAATGCTAGTCGAACTATTGCAACTCATGGAAGCGACCATGGTTGTTACTACACTGACGATAGGTGTAGTTGCTGCTGGTTCTGCTGTTTTGAGTGGTGCAGCACCACCTGACATTACATCATTGTCATCTGTGTATGAACATGATGATAAAAGAATCTATCTTGACCGTGCTACAAAGCATAGGGAGGATGAATTAACCGAACTAATCTCTAAGTAAAATCAATGACAAATTCAAACTTTACACCTGAGTACAACAACGAACCAATTCCAGGCTCTGAAGTAACAGAGCAACCTGGTTTGTATCCAGAGAACATTGCACCTGATACTCCCGATGGCGTTGTGAATGTACCTTATTCAGATCCAGCTGATTCTAACGTGGTCATTACAACAGGACCAGATGGAACTTTCACACCACCAGCAGATGCACCTGTTGAAGATCCTCGTGTAGATTATGTCATTCAATTACTTGAAGAACTTAACCAAAAGGTTGAGCATTTGATGGAGCATGCACATCAAGACATGCCATGCTGTCCTGATCCAGAACCACCAGTAGTGTACGAAGGTATGGTAACTTTACAACCTGTTCCACAACCACCAGCACCTTAATCCAAAATTGATATTTCAATTACATAAAACCCCGAAAATTTTTTCGGGGTATTTTTTTGTCTAAAAGTCTTTCAACCATTTAGGTATGTAAATTAAACACAGTGCTGCACTCCAGAATGTTACGAGTGCAAACACATCAAGTGCTCTATGCTGTGTGAATATTAATCCTAACACAACAAAGAAGATCCACAACCAGTCTAAGGTTGAATGAATCTTCTGCCAAGTATCACCTAAGTCTTTGATGAGTTCCTCTCTGATCTGTGCAAAGAGTGGTGATACATGTCTCATCATGACGAAACCCTCATTAAGAAACATGAGAGTGAAACCAATCCAAAATATCATATACGATTTGTTTTCTTTAAGTTCTTATTAATATAGTCACTAGACTCTGTGTATTTGTTAGATTTTTTGAAACTACTAACAAATGCACCTACCAGTGCTGGTTGTAAGAGATAGATCTCTCTGTTCTTTTCGTTCTTCTGTATCTCATACTCATAGTTGTTTACTGGTCTTGATAATGTAGAACCAGGTATAGTAACTAGACTTGCTCCGTTGTTGAATGTATGACTACTTGTATAGAAGTTCTCATCAACATAGAGACCAGCAGGTTGTAGTACTACATCCTTTATGTTTTTATATTCAATTGTTTCATAGTGATGTGTACCAGAGTAAGCATCATCATATTTGTCTTCAGCATATATTCTGATAGCATTATCATCCATTGGTAAATCATATCCAGGATTGACCATGTTATTTGTTATTGCTATCACCCAATCATAGAAAGGATTTTTATAGAACTTCTGTGCAATAGTATCTAATCTTTCACCAGTTTGTATGACATACTTGTCAAAGTATACTGCGTATTCAAATATGTTTTCATCGATTGTATACTTCTTGAAGAAGTTTGTCGCAACAACATAATCAGATTCCGAGAACGGATAACTGATGGGAGACTTGGTGTATTCTATACTTGGTAATAATCTGAAAAACATTATAGACTCGATGAATTATTTGATATTTCTTGGTCGAAGATGAGTTTTGTCTCTAGAAAGTCTAGTGATATCTCTGTTGCAACTGGAGCACCATCTGCATAGGTTGCATAGTTTCCGTCAGGTGTGAAGTTTACTTGTACTCTGGTGATTGCACATGTTTTATATTGTGTCAAGTATGGGTGTAAACTTGAACCTTTCATGAAAGATACTCTACACATGTGTGGTACTGTGATCATGTTTCCTCCACCAATAGAAACTTTATCACTACCACCAACATTGTTACCGCCTTCATCTAACCAAGAACTTGCAGTATCATCACCAAAACCTGGTAGTGATGCTCTTTGAAATGTTCTACAGATTGCTCTGATAATCTTTGCTTCTTCTTGATTATGAGGAGTCATCTTAAACTTTAATCCAAACTCTCTTAGATCTGGTTGGTCAAATAATACTTCTACGTTTGGGTTTAATATCACACCTCTAGTTGATCCAGTAACGTCATTTAGTGATAAGTTTCCAGCAACACCAGGAATTGCGTTAATACCTTGAGTAAACAAACTTGCAAATGTATTCTTTAAACCTTGAGGAACATTGTAATCTCCTAGTTTATTAAAATCACCGTTAGCAGCAGCAACAAGACCTCTACCCATACTACTGAATGCTTTAGCATTCCATGATGTTTTTACCTCAGTTGATATATCTTGAGGCATGTATAGAATGACTGGTCTATATCTTTTACTATCTGTTATTGGTTTGAAGTTTGCTGATGACTGATTGTATCCAACATATCTACTAGATATGTCTTCGTTTCTTCCTGCTTCACCTAATGCTAATCTATCTTGAACCATTTCTGGTAAAAATGGTGGTATATATTTACCAAATTCAAACATCATATAGTCTGAATCTCTTTCGAAATAATCTGAGTTAGGATATCTTAAACTAGTACCAGCATCACCATCATGCTTACCTTTTGGAATAGGTACTATAGTTCTATCTTTCCCGTCCTTTCTTGCTGCTTGTGCTAGTTGTAAGTATGCACTGTCATTATCAACTGATAGATTAAA